CGTTCCCGAATGGGCGAGGTCATCACACAACAAATTCGTACACCGAAGACTCATTAGAAGATAAACAAATACTATGGCAGAAAACATCACTCAACCGAAACTGAGGGAACTCTTGACAAAGAGACCCTTCACGAGAATCATGCCTGGCGGTCAGTATGACCACGGCTACATTGACGGCGACAACAAGGAAATTGTCACCCCGCACGACACTATCCGCAGGAAAATCGTCACGCAGGAGGATTTCTTGCGTGAACTCGACCCTGCCGGTCACCTCATCAACGACAAGGAACTCTATCCCGACATTTGGGTCAAAAACGAGGATGACGGCAGGTGGTATGTGCAGGAGATTCCACGCTACGCTTTTTCGTTCCAGCAGATTATCCTCGTCAAGCATTTGACGCACCTTTGCGGCAATGACGTGCAGTTTGAGCTTTCCGACAAGAAGGCCACCGACAAGGCGACAAAGACCTACACCGAGCACCGCAACGGATGGGCGAACAAGAACATGGAAATCGGCTGGTATCAGCTTGTCAAGTCGGTTAAGGCGACTGGCGATGGTGCTTTTGTCGGTTTTATGGATAAAGGCAAGTTCGGGTGGAAAGTGCTTTCGTTCCTTGACGGCGACAAACTCTATCCGCACTACAACCTGCGAACGGGCAAACTCGACACGTTTGCAAGGGCATACACAGCCATTGATGAGAAAGGCAATGTGTCTAAGCGGTATATTGACGTTTGGGACGATCAGTACTACTACCGATTCGTTGCAGACGGCGACCCTTCAACCATCACTGGCAAAGTTGTACAAGCCATTGTTAAGGCTTTCTCAGCCGATGGCTACAAACTTGAGGAAAAGACTCCGCACCAGTTCGACAGCATTCCCGTGTCTTATATGCGTGACGATAACGGCCCCTGCTGGACATTCTCGCAGGAAGCCATCGAGAACTACGAACACGCATTCTCCAATCTTGCGCACAGCAACCACGATTTCGGTCTGCCGATTATGTATGTCAAGGGTGAAGGCAGCGAGGTCATCGAGAGCAAGGACATGTCCTATGCTTCAAAGATTATGTTCCTGCCGTCGGACGGCGAGGCGGGCTTTCTCAACCGACAGGATGCAAGCAATGCCTACAAGGGCGAACTCGACAAACTGGAAGAGAGTATCTACAAGCAGTCGTTTGCAGTCAAGACTCCCGAACTGAAATCAGGCGACACTCCTGGTGTTGCGCTGAAAATCATGTATTCGGATGCGTTTGAGAAAGCGATGAACGATGCGCACGAATACGATGGTTGTTTGGACAAGATTATCGACATCTTCAACTGGGGCTACGGCATCGAGAGCGAGAGCAGGCTGGAGTTTATGAACACCAATATTAGGCACTATATTGAGCCATATATTCACCTAAACCTCAGCGAGTTAACTCAAAATCTCAACACAGCAGTACTTGGTGGATTCTTGTCAAAGCAGACCGCTTCGGAAAAACTTCCTTACGCTACACCTCAAGAGTGGGAACGCATCCAACAAGAGAAGCACGACGCCGATATGCACCAGTTACTCGTTGAGGAACAACGTATCGAAATCCAAAACGAACATGCCGTTGAGATGCAAGAAGAGGTCGCTGAAATCCAGACCAAGCAGCAAGTAGATGTAATAAAGGCTCAAAACGAGAACCAAGAAGACGATGGTGACAAGAAAGCCAAGCAATCGAAGAAAAAGGCTGGCTCTGTAGCCACTGGACGTAAGCCAGGTCGCCCTAATCTCTTGCACACTGACCGATGGGGCAATAGGACGGATGGCTCTGAAAACAACTGGGATAGGTGGAACGCAAGCCACTAAGTATATACAAAAGGAAGGATAGGTCGGATTGGCCTCCTACTGATAAGGGTTTTCTTGATGGCTCTTCCTTCCTTTTTAACAACATCAAGAAATAACACATCAAGAAAATGATAGAAATAAATTCAAAACGATGGCTCTCGATTGAGCCGCTTGACGGAGAGATTTGGAAAGACGTAGACGGCTATGGTGGATTCTACGAGGTGTCTAATCTTGGCAGAGTTCGTTCAAAAGAGCGAATTACCGAGATTCAACCATACTGCCACATTGTGCGAAAGCCAAGAATATTAAAGGCTCAATTTAATGGCTTCTATTATCGAGTAGTAATGAGTTTTGATGGCAAATCTCGACAAGTGCTAATTCATAGACTTGTTGCAGAAACATTTATACCAAATCCAAAAGGGTTGCCACAGGTGAATCACAAAGACGAAAACGGCAAGAACAACCACGTCAATAACCTTGAATGGTGTACGTTGCAATATAACCAGAGTTATGGAACAAAATGTATGCGACATAACCTATATATGGTCAACGAAGCAGGAAGGGCTGTTACACAATATTCCAAGAGTGGTGAATCTGTTGCTTCGTATCGTTCAATTATGGAAGCCAGCAAAAAGACTGGTGTCCATTATACAGCAATACGAGAAGTTTGCATACATGGCAAGCAAAAGACTGCTGGAGGCTTTGTCTGGCGTTATGCAGAAGATGAATTTGGAGGAATCGGTTACAAACGGAATTTCAAATATGCAAATTGAACTTGACCAAATAATCCTCGGCGATTGCCTCGACATCATGCCGTCAATACCCGACAAGAGCATTGACGCAATCATCTGCGACCCGCCATTTGGATGCTTGAATAAAGGCAACACAAGCGCAAAGTGGGATAGCATTATCCCGCTTGCTCCGATGTGGAAGCAGTTAGAGCGCATTATCAAGGATAACGGGGCAATCGTGTTGTTCGGCCAAGGGATGTTCACCGCTAAACTGATTCTCTCAAACGAGAAGCACTACCGCTACTCGCTTGTGTGGGACAAGAAGCTGAAAACTGGTTTTCTCAACGCCAAACGCGCACCTTTGCGTCAACACGAAGACATCGCCGTATTCTACCGCAAGCAACCGATATACAACCCGCAGATGGTCAAGTGCGAACCGCACAGGCGCAACCACTCAAAGGGCAACATGGAGAAGCCGACGCAAAACCGATGCTACGGAAATTTCATCGAAACGCCGACAATCATCAGTGACGAGAAATACCCGACAAGCATCATAAGCGTCGCTAAACTCCATCCGACTGGCAAATCGTTCCATCCAACCGAAAAACCAATTAACCTAATGAGTTGGTTAATAAGGACTTACACCGATGTTGGGGGGTAGTACTCGACTTCTGCGCTGGCTCTGGCTCGACATTAGTCGCAGCAATAAGGGAAAACCGACACTTCATCGGCATAGAAAAGGAGCCTGAATATCACGAAATCGCAAAGAAACGCATAAATAACGAAATCAATGACAAAAAACAAAGACTGGACTGGCAACAAGAATAGCGTCTTTAAGACGCTTGGCGCAAGTAACCACACCGATAAAGAGCGCGAAACGCACGATTTTTACGCTACCCATTGGTCTGCCATCGACCTCTTGAAGAAGAAAATCGACCTGCCAAGGCAGATACTCGAACCTTCCTGCGGCACTGGTTGCCTATCCGAACGCTTGACCGAACTCGGCCATGAAGTGAAGTCCTACGACCTCATCGACCGTGGATACGGCGAGGTGCAGGACTTCTTCAAGATGACCAAACCGCCGTTCAAGGGCGACTTCGCCATCGTTACAAACCCGCCTTATAAGTATGCAACAGAGTTCGTCCTGCACTCGCTTGAACTCGTTCCCGAAGGCTCACTGGTATGCCTTTTCCTCAAAACCACATTTCTTGAGAGCAAGGGAAGATATGACAAGATATTCGTAACTACCCCCCCGTCAGGGTTTTACAGTGTATCGAAAGGGTCTTGTGCGCGAAAAACGCGGACTTCGACTATATGCGGAAACATGGCGGCTCGGCAGTCAGTTACGCATGGTTTTGTTGGCGTAAATCTGACTACAGCCAAACAACCTTAGACTGGATATAATGGCACAACCGATTAACATCAAACTCGACACAACGAAATACCGCACTCCGACCGATGATGACATCAAAGCGGCAAAGCAGTTCATCCTGCAACGTGAGCAATACGCAGGGGCTCTGCAACAGCGCATAGACGATGTTATCGCCGATGGTGCGGTGCGCATCGTTGAAATCTGCTACAAATACGACGTTGAACCGAAACTGCTCTATTTCTCAAGCGGTTTCAACCAAGACATGATGAGCGAGATTTCCGATGTGATGGACGAACTTGAGGAAACAATACTCAACCTCATCTACGAATACTCCACCCGCGTGACCGATGACCGCGACCGCATGAGCATACTCGCAGCATGGATAGCGTTGCTCGGCAAAGGCGACCGCAACCTGCAAGACACGCTTGAGAACTACATGTACAAGATGATGAAGGACTGGGAAGCGGCTATCGCAGCGATGCGCTATGCGGGGCTCAACGTGGCACAGGCATCAACGCGCATCAAGACCTACCTGCATCAAATCTACAACATGCCCGAAGTACGTTCAGCGTTCAATAAGTGGCAGGAGTTCACGGCGACATACATCCGCAGCAGGGGCATCCAGTACGGAGCGGTCGGCATATCGAACAACGGCAGTACAAACGTGGTGAATATGGCGAAACATACGTTGCAACTGGCCTGGAAACACAACCAGCAACTCGACTTCGAGGAAGATGACGGCATAACGGGTTTCATAGTGATGAGGGGCAGCAATTATTTGTGCGATTTATGCGACAGCTATTGCGGCTTTCACACGCTTGACGAAATGGAAGCGCTACCGCCAAGACATTACCATTGCCAATGTTTCGCAATTCCGATTTTTAACATCAACGACATAATTTGACTATGGACGTATCAAAGAACTTAGAAGACAAAGCGAAGAAATACGGCGCATCGGTGCGCGACCTCATCATGGCCGACCTTGTTGGCATCGGCTACTCGGAAAACGACGCATACGCTATCGCATACAACGGGATGATACCCATGAGCACTTTCCAAATGCGTGACGCAAGGGAAAAGACGCTGAAGAAAGCGGGATATAAACGTGCGTTGTCGGCAAGGCTTGAACAGCAGGGAATGAACGACCATTTGCCCGTTGACGGAGAAGATGAACTCATTGACAAGCGCAAGACGGCGAAACTCATCATGACAGCCGCCTTGAAACAACCCAACGACAGTAAGGAACGCATAGAAGGGCTGATGAAGTACGCCGACATCATGGGATATAAGAAAGATGTCGAAGAAGCGGATGCGACAGAGAGCATCAGTTTCTTCTTCCCGCTCAAATGCAACCAATGCCCCTTCTTGTTCGCATACAACGAAACCGTACCGAAGAAAGACCAGGTGCGCCCGGTCGAGATGGGGCGCATCATCGAAATGGCTCAACCCATCATCAAGAAGGCAAAGAAAAAGAGTGCCGAAGCCTAGACTCCGACACTCTCAGCCAAATGGGGAAAAAGCAACATCTAATCTTCTTTTGATTGCTTGTCCACTTCGTCAAGCATCTCTTCCAAGACCTCATCAGAACGCTCCTGCTCTTCCGTAGGGGCGTTTTCTTTGGCTTGGGCATCGTATGCTTCCCGCCACTGCAAAAATTCGTCAGCGAGCCTCTTTGCCTCTTTTACGAGGTCTTTGCGCTCTTTCTTCTTGCGCAGCAAATCGGGGTTGAAGTACACTGACATGCACATCTGCACGGCACGGTGGAAATAGCCGTTGTAGATGGACGACATGGCGAGCATGTTGGTGAATATGCTCGACAACGCGCCGTTGTTGCGCTCGTCAGCGTAAAGTTCGGTCAGCATGGCGAAACACTCGCTTGTCTGCGGCACCTTGGTCTGCCAAAGCCCCTCAAGGTCACTGACGCAGATTTGCTCGATGTCGAGTTTGTCCTTGCCTTTGCCTGCGGTGACTTTCGTGCGCCAGACCTTGTAGTTCCCCACCCTTGCGGGCTTAATGAACGGAATTTTTCTCCTGTTATCCATGCACGTTCTTCTTTAGGTGTTCGACAAGTTCATCCATCGAACGGAACAACTCTCTCTCGTTTTTGCCGACACCACCGCCCTCGAAGAAGAAGATGGAGTCGGAAATTCTGTCGTGGCAAGCCGCCCCGTCACGGATGAAGTACACATCATCGCCGACGGAAAACCCCTTGTCTTGTTGGAACCGCTTAACGTACTCAAGGATGTTGGCCTCAAGACTCTGGAGCACCTCCTTTTCGCGCTCTAAGGCTTCTTCGCTCTCTTGGGCCGCATGAGACAAGTCTTTTATGGCCTTCTCGACAAAACCGACTGGAATGTCAACGCTTACGCAAACACTGATCTGGTCACTCATAGCGGTACCTCGTCTTACGCTTTGCCACGTTTCTTGCCTCGTCCCTTAACAGCGGGCGCTTTCTCTTCGGATGAATCGGCATCGCCCTCTTCAGTAGCGTCCACTTGCTCAACTTCGACAGGCGCTTGAGCCAGTTCTTCCTTCTTTTCGGCATCTGCGTCTTCTTTTTTGGCGGCTCTCGTGAGCGAGTTGCCCACCTCAACCTCCTTCGGGGCATTGCGCCCAACTAAAATCTTGCTCATAATAAAATTGATGTTTATGGTTCATACTCGTTTGTTCAGAATCCTCTCCCAGAGGCTGCGGTTGTACAGCCTCTCGTTCTCGGCGCTCAGACGCAGGCACTCGCCCTGCATGGAAACAAGGTCTGCACCCGACTTGGCCAGCTTCTCCTGGAGTTTGTCCACATCGGCACAGGCTTGGTCGAGCCTTCCGCGCGTGTCAACGTACAGGTCTTCGTAGTCTTTCGCCGTCTTTTTGGCCTTGACCATCTCGTTTTGCGCTTCAACGAGGCTCTTGCGCACAGCCCCCAACTCTTCGGCAACGCCGTCGAGTTCTTTCGCTACACGCACTCGCTCGTTCAACAAGCCATTGTACTTGTCAACGGCCTCTTGTTTGCAGAACCTTCCGCAAACTGGGCATTTCGCCCTCTTGTCGTTCTCTTTTTCGCTCATAGTCGTATGTTGTTTAAAGTTACTTGCCCGTGTGACCGAAACCGCCGGTGCCTCGCTCGGTATCAGACAGTTCATCTACTTCGCGCAAATCTGCGTCTTCGGATTTGTATATCGTCATTTGCGCGATGCGCTGACCGCGCTTGATATAGAACGAACAACGCCGTGGATGGCCGTCAATGTCGGTCGGGCAATGCCTGTTGTTGACAATGACACCGATAGGCCCCCTATAGTCGCTGTCAATCTTGCCTAAAAGAACGTCACAGTCGAAACGCTCGGTCGGCTCGTGCCCTTCGTATTCGCTTCCAGCGAAACCCTTTGACGAATATCCGCTGCGCGGCTCTATCTTCGCTTCATAACCCAACGGCAACTCGATGGCGAACATCATGTCGATGATTTGACGGCCAGGCTTAATACGCATGTCGCAAGGGGCGTAAAGGTCGTATGCGGCAC